GCAGGGCAATGGTCTCCGAGAGGCATTGTATTTGATGGCTCCACAAATTACCTTCAGGTTGCATCCGACGTTTCCAGATTTGACCTGACACTCAACTGGACGGTTGTATTCCGCTACCTCCGTCTTACTGCTGCCACAGAGGTTGCGCTCTTTTCTCATTGGGCTGGCTCATCCTCGGGCCGACAGTTGTATATCTCGGCCCAAACGAATGGCAGTCTGCGATTGGACGTTCCCTATATCAAGACCATCATCACGACGGCAACCGGGTTATTCGCTGCTGGCGACACTCGCACAGTCGTTGCGAGCAAGAACGGAACTGGTTGGTCGCTTTGGATTGATGATACCCTGACTGCTGCAACAGATGCAACGGCCCAGGAAGCCACCACGGACGGGATTGGGTTAGGCAACACTCTTTCAGGAACGCGATTCCCATTTTCTGGCAATTTTCTTTGGGGGGCAGTATTTGCTAGAGCCTTGCCGACGCAACTCATTGAACAACTTATCTGGTGTCCACTAGATATGTGGAAGCAATCATCGCGCCGCATCTTCTTCGCATCAACTGTAGCCGCCAGCAAGCCCTGGCTGTATTTGCCTCACAACGCGCGCATGATTGGAGCCATACAGTGAGCTATCCTCGGAATGCCGCTACACCCAAAGCGGTTGCTGTTGGGCGCGTTACGCTCATCGCGGACGGTTCGGCGGTGACTTCAGGTTGCTCCGTGCGCGTGGACCTCGATGGCGGTGGTTGGGGCGCGGGTGGAGGAACTCTCGCCTATGACGCGACCTCTGAATGCGTCACCTATGCTCCGCTTCAGGCTGAGACAAATGGCGACGTGCTGAAGGTTTCCGTCTATAAGGCATCGTGTATCGGCTGTCAGGCGACGGTGCTGATGGACTCGGCGGTACTCGACAAGGTGGCGACGATGCTTGAGGTAGTTCCCTAATGTCCGACTATCGTTGGATGTCCCAATCTTCGACGCCGGGTCACAACCGCTTCAAGGCAGCGGCGATCTCCCAGCTTGTCTCCGTCTCGGTTTCTACGAGCACGAGCGTTTCCGTAAGTACCTCAGTCAGCGCGTCAACGTCCGTCTCGACATCCGTGCAATCGGTGAGCACGTCTACCAGTATCTCGACCTCAACTTCACTCTCCCAAAGTCTCTCCGTTTCGACCTCGGTAATTTCCGTCAGCACATCCACAAGTGTCTCGACCTCGCAGTCCGTAAGCGTCTCGACTTCAACATCGGTGCAATCCATCAGCGTTTCGACAAGTGTTGTCTCGGTCAGCACCAGCACTTCAACGAGCGTATCCACTTCACCCTCCCTGAGCGTTTCAACTTCGACTTCAACGAGCGTATCCGTTTCAACTTCTGAATCAACCAGCATTTCCGCATCGTCCTATACGCCGTCCGCGCCGCCTTCATCGCCGACGCTCGCGGTTGCCAATGACGGCACTGGAACGTCCGCAACGGCGACGGTTGCCGGCGACTCCGGCGTGACGAACCGTCTCTTCTACAAGCTCACTACCTCGTCAGATTGGACGGACGGCGGAACGCGGACCGGCGACGGCACGATCGCGCAATCCGGATTGACCGTGGACGCGGAATATCAATTCCAAGCGATCAGCGACAACGGGGTATTCTCCAAGCCGTCGAATGTCGTAATCCTCACGGTCCGCGCGACGCCGGCCAACACGACGCCTGGCAAGAAGTTCGAGGCCGCGCTGATCTACGCGCTGAAGAACGCGACGGCGGTGAAAGCCCTTGTCGGCTCGAACATCTTCCCAGTCGGCGAAGTTCCGGAAGACCTGATGAACCAGACCGGAGCGCCGCCCATGATCACCGAGGAGATCGTGGACGACAGCCCGAACATCACGATGGGCGGCGACAGCGGGTTGCGCTGCGCGAAAGTCCTCGTCGCGCCCTTCGCGCGCTCGAAGCTCACCGTTGCCGAAATCATGGACGCCATCGGCCAGGACCCGCCGGCCGGGCTGCAATGCCTGACCGGAGCGATGGGCGCGGCCGGCGCGCAAGTGGACGTTCAGGGCTGCTTTGTCGAAGCGAACAAGGACCAGTACGCGCCGCCCGACGACGCCTCCGGGCGCGGGTACTGGTCGCCGCATGTGCGGCTGGAGTTCTGGTACACCGAGGCGTAGGAGGGTCACGCATGACCATCGGCATTGGCTTAGGTACGAGACTCGCCTGCGCCACGAGCGGGTTTGCGCCGCGGATTACGCGGGTCCGCAGGCCGGGCAGTTCGCGCGGGAAGGTGGGGACGTCCCACATGGGAACGCGGGGAATGGAGACGTGGATCCCCGAAGGGCTGTTCGACGCCGGCGAGGTCGAGTTCGATTACCAGTACGATCCGGCGCTGTCCGTCGAGTGCCCGATCTGCGGGCCGTCCGAACTCATGACCATCACGCTGCCGAAAGGGCAGACGATCACCTTCAATGGCTTCGTCACCAAGGACGGCGGCGAGATCCCCATGAAGGGCCTGATGACCGGCTCGGCGACGCTGTGCATCGCCGACAGCATGGCCGGGACCGCGCTGCCGTACTGGACGAGCGTATCCACGTCCATCAGTTCCAGCGATAGCGTAAGCGGCAGCGCGAGCGCGAGCAAGAGCACGTCGCAGAGTCCGTCGCTGAGCGTGTCCAATTCCGCCTCGACAAGCCTGTCGGCCTCGCTGGCCGGCTGATTGGAGGACGCATGTCTATTTTGAGCCGAGACGCAATCCTGCAAGCCGACGACCTGCCGGCCAAGACTTTCAAGGTCGCCGGCTGGAAGGGCGAAGTGCGCCTGAAGGCCATGTCCGGCGTCCTGCGCGGCCAGTGGGAGCAGGAAGTGGACAAGCGGCGGGACTCCGAAGGCAAGGTCGCCGGCGACGACCTGGCCGCGCTGGCCGTCTGCTTCTCGATCGTTGACGGTGACGGAAAGCTCCTGTTCAAGCCGGAGGACGCGGCGGCGCTGAACGAGAAGCACAGCGGCATCGTCGCGCAGCTTTACCGAGAGGTCCGCGAGCTTTCCGGGATCGGCGTCAACGCGATTGAGGAACTGGCGGGAAACTGAGGCGCCGGCCGGAGCGCCTGATGTGGCTCCGGCTGGCCGCCTTGTTCGGGATGCCCGTCCGGACCTGCCAGCAAACGCTCTCTTCGGCGGAGTTTGCCGAATGGTATGCCTACTTTCAGGTCGAACCGTTCGGAGCGGACGGAGACGACCGCCGCATGGCCCGAATGGCCGCAATCCTGGCGAACGCGAACCGGAACACGGAAACGCACCCGCAACCGTTCCTGGAGCGGGAGTTCCGGCTTGACGTGCAGCCGGAGCCGCCGCAGACGGAAGATGACGTGGAGCGGGAACTGCTCGCCTGGGCAAACCGCAACCAGATGGAGGTTCAGCCGTGCCGCCAGGAAGCGCCGGAAGCCTGACGATTGACATCGAGGCGCGCACCGCCGGCGTCTCGCAAGGGATGCGGCAGGCGACCCAGGATGTGGAAGGATTCGCCGCCGGCACGGAGCGCGCCGCCGCAACGCTTTCCCGCGCGCAACTCGACGCGCAGGGGCAGCGAGTCTACAACCAAACGCGGACCGCCGCCGAGAGATACGACAACGAACTCTCGCGCCTGAACCAGCTCGAAGCACAGGGGGCAATCTCGGCCGAGACCCACGCGCGCGCGATCCAGCACTTAGGTGAAGCAGCGGAGGTCTCCGGCCAGAGCGTCCGCAGGCTCGGCCATTTCTTCATCATCTATAAGGCCGTGCGGACGGTCTTCAAGGGCATCGGCAGCGCGTTCGAACTGGCCGCGGCGCAGGAGCAGGAATTCGCCGCAATCGCCACCGGCGATGCCAACAAAATCCTCAGCGCGCAAATGAAGGTCCAGGACGCTTGGGGACAACTCGCGCTCGGGGTGCCCATCCTCGGATCGGCCATCAAGGGCGCCGTGGACTATTTCGGCGACCGCGCCGCCCATGAGCAGTTCATGAAGAACGTCTTGGAGGACACGCGCGCCGTCGAGCAGATGCACAAGGAAATCGAGCGGATGAACGAGGACGCCGAAGTCCGCGCGGCCAAAGCGGCCGGCAAGCCGGAGTCCGAAATCCTGAAGATCAAGGGAGAGCGGGAATCAAAGAGGTCTGTAGAATTCGTAAAGGACAAACAGGATGAGATCAACAAGCTGAACCGCGACCTGGCAATCGCCTACACTCGGTTCGAGGGGGCAAAGAAGGACACAGTCAATCTCTTCACCACAAGGACCACATTCACAGAAATGCCGGCCGAACAGGCAGAGAAGGAAATCCTGGCCGGCCGCTCCTACAGGACACCAGGCCACGATCCCCTTGAGGACGTGGAAAAGCTCATCGCCGCGCGGTCGGTCTATGAGGATCTCGACGCAAAGCAGAAGCGGGCCGTCAAGGACCAGATGGATGCGCGCGATGACGCGACCAGAAATGCGCTCTCAAATGGGATTGAAATTGCGAACGCGCAGGACAAGGAAGCGGAGAAGGAGCGGAAAGGACAAGAGGAAGCCAAAGACCGCCTCGATGCCTTCCTGGCCGATGACATCGAGAAGAAAATGGTCGCCAATCGCAAGGAGGCGCAGGCGGCTCTGGAGGCCAACGACAAGATCAAGCAGAGCGACCAGGAACGCGCGGACGCCCGCGCCGCGATCGCGGCAGAATGGCAGCAGAAAGACCTGCAAGTCGCCCTCGCGGCCGCGAAGAAGGCCGGGGATGAGTACGACAAATACAAGGCCAAGCAGCTAAAGGACTGGCAGGAATCGCCCGAAGGGAAAGGCGCCTCTCTCGTATACGAACTGACGGACCAACTGGACGCATTGAAGGAACTAGATCCCGTGCTGGCCCAATGGGCGAATCGGCTCGCCGCTATTGACCCCATTTACCGCGAGATCTGCAAGTCGCTCATCCAGGAAATCGAACTGACGAAGAAGGCGCAGAAGCACCACGAGGACGCAAAGACTCCGCTGGAAAAGCTCGGCGATGAATACGCCGAACTCGACAAGGAACTGAAGGCCGGCAAACTCAGCTTTGAGGATTACCACCGGCTGATTATCAAGGCGGCGGAAACGGAAGTCGGAAAGAAGGACAAGGAGTTGGACTTCGGCGGGCATGACCGCGCCGCCGCGCTCGAAGCCGGGACCGCCGCGGCCTACTCGATGGCCCTGGGGTCCACCAGGTATCAGGAAAAAATGGCGCGCTCGATGGAGCAAACCGCCGAGGCGACCACCCTCACCAACCGCCACCTCTTCGACATCAAACAGGCCCTTCAGAAAGAGCACATCACAGTCAAGGGATTCAACTGATGGCGCTTGTAGACAGCGACGGAACTCCGCTCTACGCGAAGATCACCGAGAAGGTCCGGCAGAAGGGCCGCGTGGTCTGGGACGGCTATTACTATACCCGGATCATCGAGGTCATTTTCCCCGACCGGACGAAGGCGACGCCGACGGCGCTGAACGTCACGGCCGCAACGCGGTCACCTGCGGACATCGCCGCCGGCATCGGCTGCGATCTGCCGGACCTGTGGACACCCTTCCCAGGCGACGGGTTCAGCGTGTGCACGACGGTCGAGCCGGCGCAGCCGAATCCGAAAACCAAGCTGCTCTGGGAAGTCACCTGCCAGTATTCGCCGGCGATGCCGTGGGAGCACGCGGCGCCGCTCGATCGCTGGCCGAAGGTGGACTTCAAGTACCAGCAGTTCAAGGAAGTGCTCATCGTCGACCAGAACGGCAAGCCGATCCAGAACAGCGCCCGCAAGCCGTTCGACCCGCCGGCCGAGGAGGAATACTCCTACCTGGGCATCGAGATCAGGCGCAACCTGGCGACGTTCAATCCCCTCAGCGCATGGGACTTCAAGAACTCCGTCAACAGCGGGGCGATCACCGTCGGCGGAATCAGCATCCCCGCCGGGGCAGGGCTGATGGCCGAATACACCGGCGGCACGGCTACATGGCGCGGGACGAACTACTACGAAGTCCGGAACGAAATCCTGATCAGCGACCGCCCGTGGCTGTGGAAGAAGCGGCTGCTGGACATCGGATTTTATCAACTCAACGCCAGCGGCTTGCCGGTCCGGATCAAGGACGCCGAAGGCCGCAACATCGTCGAGCCGCAGAAGCTCGACGGCCAGGGCCACGCGCTGCAGGACCAGCAAGGCCAGCCGCCGGCGTGGCTCGATTTCGTCGCCAAAAAGCAGCGCAACTGGGCAGCCATCGGACTGCCCGCAACGGTGTTCCCGACCACGGGATGGGGGTTCGGATGAGCGAGCAGGGCGTCGTTCCCTCCGAATCAGCTTTCGAGCGCATCCGCAAGGCCGTCCTCCTCGTGGAGAAGTGGGTAAACGACCTCGGCGCCGGCCGGCTCCGGCGCGCGCTTGCGCCCGACGACGACCACGGCCTCACCGACCCCATTCCCATCCACAACACGACCGCCGAGAAGATTCCGCGCGGCGGATGGTGCCACTTGACGGGCGAGACGGTGCCGCCGACTGACACTCGCTGCGTGGAGAAGCCACCGCGCCGAGGATACAGCCATTCGCTCGTCGTCGCCGACGCCGACATCGCGCCCTTCGCCGACGGCCAGGGCTGGCGCATGGGCAGCGGGATCCACTTCTCGCTTGAGCCGCGCCAGGTGTTCCAGAACACCGACTTCGGCAATCTGACCGAGCGCATCGGATGCCAGGGCGGCACGTGGCAGCCGATCTATGACCCGCTCGGGCCGGCCGACTGGCTGAACGACGACGGGAAGTGCCTTGCCTTGCTGCACGGCCGCCGGGGCGGCGGCGTGCTCATGGACTGGGGCCCGGCCGTCATCATGGGCGAGTTCCAGACCATCCACTTGCACACGGACTCGACAATTACGAACTTCATCAACTGCGGCGCGATGGTCCTCTCGCCCGACTCGGTTGCGCCGCCAAGTCTGGCCGCCGCATACATGAACGTGACGCCGGCGGGCACGCACAGCCTGACGATCTACGGCGAAGGGCCGTCGCAGAACGAGTACCCGAACTATGACGACCCCGGCGCCTTCCAGATTTCCGGGTATTACCTTTACAACGCGCCGGGGATCAACGACCTGGTCATCATGTCCGCGGAGTGGAGCTTCTCCGCCGTGACCAGCGTTCCTCATCACTGCGTTGGCGGACTGGTGGTTTCGCGGAATGCGGCGATGATAGACCGGGGCGACGGCGTGTGCGAAATCTGGGACTCCCTGGCCGCGTACTTCGATGTCTCGGAATCCGAAAGCGGTTCCTGGTCCGCATCGCGGTCGAATTCGATGTATAGCTGCACCTTCTCCAGCAGCGGTTCGGGTTCCCTCAGCGCCAGTTACTCGGCCTCATGGTCGGATTCTCAGAGCGCATCGGATACCCTGTCGGCGTCGCAATCTCCGTCCGCCTCCGCATCCGAAAGCGCGTCGCCGTCGCTCTCCGATTCCCAGAGCGCCGCCAGCGTGTCCGCCTCGGCCAGCGGCAGCCCGTCGGCGTCATCGAGCACCAGCGCGTCGCCCTCCGTATCGGCCTCTCAGAGCGCGCAGTCATCCTCGGCGTCCGGCAGCGCCAGCCCGTCGCTTTCCTTGTCCACGAGCGTGGCATCCCTCTCCGTTTCCGCCAGCGCCAGCCCGTCGCTTTCCGGCTCGGCCTCCGTGAGCGAATCCGCGTCCGCGAGCGGCAGCCCGTCGGCCTCCCTGAGCGATTCCCGGTCGGTCTCCGTGAGCGTCAGCCGGTCGCCGTCGGTTTCCGCCAGCACCAGCGCGGCCAGCGTGTCTGAAAGCGAGAGCACGTCGGCGGGCAGCCTTTCCCTCTCGGATTCCGCGAGCGCATCGCCGAGCCGGAGCACGTCCCACTCATCTTCGGGGTGGTCATGGAGCGACAGTCTGTCCGCTTCCTGGTCAGCCTCACTATCCACTTCCCAAAGCGCGTGGTCGGCGTCCGACTCCGATTCAACGTCGCGGTCGCCCTCAATGTCCACGTCTACAAGCGCCTGGTCGTTCTCGGATTCGGCCTCGCGGAGCCCGTCCCTGTCCACGTCTCAGAGCGCATGGTCGTCCAGTACGTGGCTTTACCGTTCCGCCTCAATGTCCGCCTCGGAAAGCGCCTGGTCCGTGAGCCAGTACCAGGCAAGCAGCTTCTGCGTCACGCGGACCTATTACAACAGCCCCGACGACGCGCTCAACCGGG